GACGGCGACTACCTCGGCCCGTGGATCTTCAACGAACTGAGGGCGGCCCTGGACCTGCTGACCGTCGTGGTCTGTACCAACGGCAGTGATTGGGGCGGGACGCGGACGGTCCACGTCGGGGACGGCGGTTGGGAAGCTGCATGGGCTGACGCGAAGACGGGCGCCGAGAACGATTGGGACGGCAACGGCACGGACACGACGAACGGGCTGGGCTACAGCGACACCGGGCCCAGTGCCTACTCGGCGGGCGAGAAGGGTGGCCTCGGCTTCGCCGGGCATCTGTACCGCCGACACTACAAGCAGAAGGGCGAGTTCGCCGAGGGCGACACGTCCCTGAAGTGCGACGTGGACTTCTACGCGGTCGGCCAGCCCTTCTATACGGGCACGGGCAACGAGTGGGGCGACCAGGGCGACGACATTCAGAACGGCGCGGCGACGCTCTGGCTGACGAAGAGCGCCCAGACCAACGGCGACGAGTTCATCAGCGACCTCTGGGATGATGGCGGCCAGGGGACGAAGCCGTCGCAGTGGTGCGGCCAGCCCGCCGAGGGGAGCACGTCGAACAAGGGCTACAAGATCGCCGGATGGCAGGGCGGCTTCGTGACGAAGGACTTCGCCGTCACCGGCGGCTTCGAGTTCCAGTGATGTCGCGCCGACCCAAGTGTCCCGTCCACGACCCGCGCCCCCGTCCCGGGCGGTTACAATAAAGGTTACAGTGAGGCGGCCTTCACCCCCTCCCCCTTCGCAACGCCACGTCATTACGGGGCTTACCTACTCAACTCGCTCCGTCTTGAACTGAGGGAGCCGGGACTCGAACCCGTTCGGCGGGGGTAGTGGGCGGCTTTGGTATCTCCCTGAGATTTCTAGGGCTATGTCGCAACCGCCTATGGCGGCGAAGGTTGCGGGCAGCCAGGAGCCCGGCACACTGCGGCACATCGCGGCGCTTTGTGGGAAGCGGCTTGGAGACGGTTACAGAAAGTGGTTACAATTCCACCGACACGGGAGCTCACCATGCCACGGAAAGACTTGCCGAAAGGATGCCTGTTCCGGAGGGGGCGCCGGTGGTACTACAAGCTGGGCGGCCGGATTCGCGCCTGCAAACCGGAGGGAGCGAGCCACGCCACGACTCGCCGGGCCGTCGCGGTACAGATCGCCCGGCGGTTCTTCGACGAGGCCGAGGGGGGTCGAACTTCCCTCGGTGACCTGATCGCCGAGTTCGGGGCTCTGGACGGGATGGCGTGCAGCCACCAGCAGGCGGGATACAAGCCTACGGTCGTTCGCGAGTTCGTCCGGATGATGGGCGTCGGGTTCGTCAGTGAGATCGTGCCCCGGCAGATCAATCTCTACCTCGCCAAGCTGGCGGAGAAAGGGCAGGCGCCGAAAACGCTCGTCAACAAGCGGGCCTGCATCGGCCGTTTCTGCGAGTGGCTGATGGAGCAAGGTGAGATTGACCACAACCCCGTCCGCTTGACCCGGCGCCCGAAGGTCCGGCGGGGCGAGCCGGTCCACCTGACCCGGAACGAGCTCGACACGGCCCTGAAAATCGCGACAGAGCGGCGGCTGTGGGCTGTTCACTTCGCGGCGTACACGGGCGCTCGGCTCGGGGCGATCCGCCGCCTCCGCTGGGGCGACATTCGCGAGACAGCCAGCGGACCTGTCGTGGTCTACCGGGAGACGAAGACGGATCGGTGCAGGGCCGTCCCCGTCACGGACAAGCTGGCGGCCGTCATCGCACGCATGGATCGCGGGGCCGATGATGAGCTAATCTTCCCCCGGCACACCCGCCGATGGTGGACCTGCCAGCTTCGCCCGATCAAGGAGGCCGTCCCGAAGATGGCCCGGCGCGGCGGCGGATGGCATGATTTCCGCCGGACGGTCGGCAGCCTCTTGGTGCAGGCGGGATCGCCGATCCTGGCCGTCTCGAAGATCCTCGGCCACGCGAACGTCTACACGACGGCGGCCTACTACGCCCACCTGGACGCCGAGGCGGGGCGGGAACATCTGGCGATCCTTTAGTCTAGTCCCAGCCGTAGACGTACCAGTATGCCAAGGCGAAGGCGGCCAGTCCGCAGGCGGGGAGCACGATCCACCAGATCACGACGGCCCGCAATGCCGCCTGGCCGGGCGTTCGCGTGCCGTCCAGCCATTCGCCGCAGTGACGGCATTTCCTGGCGTTGTCCTGAACAGACTCGCCGCAGATGGGGCAGGTCTTCATTTCTCCGCCTCCGGTTTCTCAGTTTTTCGCGGACATTCTTGCCGCCCACTCTGTCGTACTGTATGGATGGGTATACCCTGGTTGTGTCGGCGCCACGGACAACGGCGATGCCTCGCCAGTGCGAGGGGGCTTCTGTCGGGCAGGATAGATAGGGAGCGCACTGGTATGAGATATGAGGCGGAGTTGCGGGCTCGCGCCCACGCGATGCTCGATGAGTTACCCAGGAGCACGTTGGTGGCGTTTTTGGCGATCGCTCCGGCCACGGGGCTGCCGGTCGAGATGGACCTGCGCACGGCCACCCTCCGCGAAATCCGTGATGAGGGGCATCGGCGCATCAACATGGCCGTCATCGGTCGCCTCCTACTTTGCGTTGAGGCGGCCCAGAAGTTCTGCTTTCCCGCTGCCGAATCCGACAGAACACCTTCGATGCTTCGATTGCCGCGTCCAGGTCGCCACCGCTCGCCAAGCTGAGTGTTACGGCTGACACGAAATCTGCCGGACCCCCACTCCCCCGCCCCGCCAACTGGCGGTAGTGTGTCAGGATTTCCTGGTCATCGTCCGGTTCGTTCGATTGCTTTCGGATAGTGCGGAGGACCCGGAGGGCCCGTTTCCGTCCGTCCTCGTCGAGGGATTCCCACACCCGGAGTATCCCGTCTGCGGAGGGGTCTCGGGGCGGGTCCGGCAGGAGCGCCGTGATCTCGACCCCCAAGACCTCCAACAGCCGATCGAGGGCACGATCGCTGATGCTTGATCGCTCAGAACACCACCGACTGATCTGATCGCGCCCTATGGGAATGTGCTCGGCCAGTTCGGCACGACTGAGCCCCCGATCTCGAATTAGCTTCTTCAGTTTCATTCCGTCGATTCGCATGGCTCCCACCGCTCTTTCCGTCCCACCTGCTTACCGTTGGATGCCGCATGAGACATTATAGTCGCCCCTGCCGTGATCTGGTGACATTTCTGCGACTTTTTTTGCCGTTTCGCGGCGAGGCGCAATTCCGACCTCCGTAAGCTCTTGTCGATATCATAGGCCGTATGCGACATGACTCCCTGCGCCAAAAACGCAGGAAACGACTTGACAGGCCGGTTTGCGGGTGTATATTGCACGACCATGAACGCGACACCAGCCACCGGCAATCTCATTTTCCGACACACGCAGACGGCGAACCCCCTCCCGTGGCTGGGTAAATCGTGTTCCGCCGGATGCGTTGCGGGCGGGCTCTCTTGGCAGGGCCCGCCCGCCCCCGTTGGGGCGCACGAATGCCAGAGCGACTGTTGACACCGAAGGAAGTGGCGGACCGGCTGGGCGTCTCCGAACGGCTGTTTCGCTACCGCCGCAGCAGCCTGATCGCCAACGGTCTTCAGGTCGTCGGCGTCACCGGTCGCTGTGGCCGCCAGATCGCCCGCTATCGCGAAGCATCCCTCGACCGGTTGATTGCCCGCGCGGCCCACAGCGAAGGCGCTGTCTGCTAGGAGTTGGCCCGATGTCACGGACGGTTCAAGGGCCACGGAAGGCCCCCTCAGTTTCTCGGAGTAGCCGCCAAGAGACGGAGGCGACACCATGCCCGAGCTATTGACCGCATCCCGGTTGTCCACGCGACGGACCTGCCCGCGACAAGACTTCTACAGCTACGAGATGTGTTGGCGACCGGCCCGGGAAAAGAAGGTCTTCCGCTTCGGCAGCGCCTTTCATCGGGGGTTGGAGTGCAAGGCCCTCGGCTTCGATCCCGCCGACTGTAATCCCGACTGCCCCCCAATGGGCTTCGCCCGGACGAAACCGCACCCTGAGTTGAATCAAGGAAAGGATTCCACCGATGGCACCACTCCCGACCAAGGATAGGCCTGCAAGCCCCAAGCTCCCCCCCAAGCCGAAAGCTGACGCGCCGCCGCCGCTGTCGCCCGTGACCTTCGGGCCCGTGCCCGATGGGGCGGGCCACCGCGTCGCGATCTATGGTCCCGGCGGGATCGGTAAGACCTCGCTGGCCGCGATGGCTCCGGGGCCGGTGGCGTTCTTCGACCTGGACGGCAGTCTGCCCGTCCTGGCCGACCAGCTTCCCGAGATGGACATTCGGCCGGTGGAGTGCCCCCCGACCTGGGCCGCCCTCCGCGACGCGCTGCACGCGCCCGGCTGGGGCGAGATCGCCACGATCGTCATCGACTCGGCGACTCGCGCCGAGGAACTGTGCGCCGAGTGGGTGATCGCCAACGTGCCCCACGAGAAGAACAACGTCACAATCAAGCGGATTGAGGATTACGGCTGGGGCAAGGGCTACACGCACATCTATGAGACGTTCCTGCGGCTGCTCGGCGACCTTGACCAGCACGCCAGGGCGGGGCGGAACGTGGTGCTGGTCATGCACGACTGCACGGCCAATGTCCCGAACCCGGCGGGCGAGGATTTTATCCGCTTTGAGCCGCGCCTTCAGTCGCCGCCCTCCGGCAAGGCGTCGGTCCGCCTCCGCGTTCGCGAGTGGGTGGACCATCTGTTGTTCGTCGGCTACGACGTGGTAGCCGAAGACCGCAAGGGCAAGGGGACGGGGACACGTACCATCTACCCGACCGAGCTTCCGCACTGCATGGCGAAGTCCCGGTCGATTGCCGACCCGATACCGTTCGTCCGAAACAACGCCTATCTGTGGTCCGTCCTGATGGGGCAGGCCGCCGATGGGGAACCCACGGAAGGAGAAGCCTAATGCCGTTACCTGACCGAGCGGGCCGTTTCCACGCGATCGCCACGGAGATCGGCGTAGACGAGACGGGGCCGAACAGCCTCGCCACCGCGACGATTCTCTACCGGATCAGCGAGGAACTGTGTAGCGACGGGAAGTGGTACGATGTGTCGGCCGAAGCGCTGGAAATCACCGGCTATCACTACCTCGAAAAGACCGACGGAGCGCTGAATGAGCGGACCATCACGGACCTCAAAGCCGCGTTCGGCTGGGATGGGGCCGATCCGTTCTGGCTGGAAGACAACGCCGAGGCCCTTCGCCAGCGACCGGTACAGATCGTGCTCGAATTCGAGGAATACGACGGGCGGCGGCGCATTCGCGTCCAGTGGCTCAATCCCTACGGGTCCTCCGGCAGCGGCGGCGTCTCGCACGCCGACGCGGCCAAGCGACAGGCGATGACGAACAAGCTCGGCTCGCAGTTTCGGGCCCTGTCCGGCGCCGCCGTGCCCGCCCCGTCGCCCACGGGCCGACCGACTCTCCCGGCGAAAGCGCCGCCAGCGGTCACGCCGCCCACGCCTGTCTCCCCGGCAGGCAGGCCCGACGAAAGCTCGCTCGACGACGCATGGGCCGCCTATAGCTCCGCCGCGCCCGCCGAGTGGGACCAGCAGACGCGCGAGGCCAACTGGTTTCAACTTCTGGGCGAGACGATCCCGGGCAAGCAGCCGAACGACTTCACCCCTGCCGAGTGGGCCGCCGTCATCGCCCGAGTCTGCGACGAGTCGGTCCCGTTCTAGCCTCAATACACTCCGTCCGGCCGGGGCGGGGATTTTCTTCGGCGGCGCGTGGCCGTCAGTCCTTTGCCCCGCCCCGGCACTTTGTTTTCTGACGCCATGAGCGATACCCGATTCCAACTTCGCGGCTACCAGCGGAAGGCGGTCGATCGAACCAAGGCCGCCCTGCCTGCCCGGCCGGTCCTGGTCGCGCCCACGGGCTCTGGCAAAACCGTGATGGGCGTCTCCGTCGTCGAGGAATCGGGCTGTCAGACGCTCTGGCTCGCCCACCGTGCCGAGCTCGTCGATCAGGCCGCCGAGCGCCTGCGGGCCTACGGGCTTTGGACGGGCATCATCATGGCGGGCCGCCAGACCGACCCACTGGCACCGGTGCAGGTCGCCAGTGTCCAAACACTGGTCAACCGCTGTCGCCCGATGGCGGGGCTTGTCGTGATCGACGAATGCCACCACGCCACGGCGACGACCTACGCCGACGTGCTGACGGGCTACCCGGCCGCTGCCGTGATGGGCCTGACGGCCACGCCCTTCCGCCTGGACGGCAACGGCCTGGGCGACATCTTCGGGGAGATCGTCGTGGCGGCGACGACCGCCGAGCTCTGCGAGGCGGGCACGTTGCATCGGCCCCGCGTCTACGCCGCCTCGCCGCCGGACCTGTCGGGCGTCAAGGTCACCGCCGGTGATTACAACGCCCGTGGGGCGGCCCAGGCGATGGACACGCCGGAGATGTCTGGCGACATTATCGAGACGTGGAAGAAGTACGCGGTCGGGCGTCGGACCGTCTGCTTCGCGACGACCGTCCACCACAGCCACGACATCGCGAGAGCGTTCAAGGCGGCGGGCGTCCCCGCCGAACACCTGGACGGCCGGACGCCAAAGCCGATGCGAACGGCGATCCTCCGGCGGCTGGCGGCAGGCAAGACCCGCGTCGTCTCCAACTGTGGCGTCTTGACTGAGGGCTGGGACCTGCCCGCCTTGGAGTGCGCCATCATCGCCCGGCCGACGGCCAGCCTGTGCCTGCACCTACAGATGATCGGCCGCGTGATGCGGGCCTGCCCCGGCAAGCGCGGCGCCCTGGTCCTGGACCACGCGGGCAATCACCACCGCCACGGGCTGGTTACGCGGGGGCTTGCATATGACCTCGCCGGGACCGTTCGGCCCACAGAGCCGCTGGGCCTCCGCCGATGCGGGGGCTGCGGGCTGTTCTTCGAGCCGAGCCGCTTCGCCTGCCCCGAGTGCGGTTGGGTTCCGGAGGCGAGGACCTACGCCGAGCGCGAGACGATCCCCGTCCACGGTGAGGGCGAACTGAACCTGTTCGATGAGGGGCAGGAGGGAAGCTTCGGGTACAGATCGAAGTGGTGGGAGCACGCCCTGATGATGGCGGGCTACGCCATAAGCAATGCCCGCCGGTCCTACAGGGACCGCTTCGGTGAGTGGCCCGTCCTGGCGGGCGGGCATCTGGTCGATCCGCCCAACGCGACAGGCGACCAGAAGCGAACAGTCCACGACGACTTGTTGCGGATCGCTGACTTCAAGGGGTTCAAGCCCGGCTGGGCCGCCTACCGGTACAAAGACATCTTCGGCGTCTGGCCGAGGACCGGCGCGATGACGGAGCGACGCAAGGATGTGCTGCGGAGTCGGCTGGCGGGAGCGCTGACATGAACGTCACGAAAAGACAGGCGGAGGAACACGTCTGTATCGGCTGCGGCCGAAGGATGACCAACCATCCGAGCCAAATCTGCGGTCTCTGTGCGAACGGCGAACCCGCCGCGATGGAGCATATGGGACGGCACAGAGGCCGGAAGTCCCGAGAGCTCCACGATCGCCCGATGGAGTTCGAAGACCGTTACGACGAGGAATCCGGCCCGGACGATGTGTGCGATGACTGATTGCTGAACGACGGAAACCACAGACGGACCTGTGTTGGGTCACTGACAAGTAAGGAGATCGACAATGTTGCGGCTTATGGTGCTGTTCGTAGTGTCGTCGGCGTTGGTGTTAGCGACGGGTGCGGCGGCGGCGGCGGAACCGGTAGCGACACACCTGCAAGACATCTCGGTCACGATCCGTGCCGGGCAATCGCAGGGCTCCGGGATCATCGTCTGCCGGGCCCTGCGGGACGGCAACGCGACCGTCCCCGTGAATCTGGTCTGGACGGCGGCACACGTCGTCTCGGGTCTGAGGCAGGTGGAGACGGTCATCGACCCGAAGACCGGCCGGGACCGGAAAGTGGTGTCGTTTCGGGACGCCGCGATCGTTCAGGAGTTTCGCGAGAAGGGCCGCCGGGTCGGCGAGTCCCGCCTGGACGTGAAGGTCCTGAAGTACAGTAAGGCGGAGGACCTTGCCCTGTTGATGGTGCGCAAGACGGGCTACACGGCCAAGGGCGTCGTGTTCTATCTCGACCCCGGCATCCCGCCGATCGGCACGGACCTGTACCACGTCGGCTCGATGGGCGGCCAGGAGCTCGGCGCAACGTCGATGACACAGGGGATCGTGGCTCAGATCGGGCGGGTCCTGGGCGGCAAGACATACGAGCAGGTCACCTGTGCCGCCAGCGGCGGGTCCTCCGGCGGCGGCGTGTTCCTCCGCGACGGGCGATGTGTCGGCATCCTGACGATGGGTGTGCGGGGGGCCGACAACTTCAACTTCATCGTCCCCGTCCGGCGGATGCTGAAATGGGCCAAGCGCACCGGGCTTCTGTGGGCGCTCGATTCCCGCATTGCCTCCCCGTCCCTCGATGCAGTTCAGGGGATGCCCGTGGAAGACGGGGCCTCGTCTTCGGGCCGCCCGGCGCCTCCCGACGGTCACGTCTTCCGGATCAGTCAGGTGGCCAGGGAGGCAGATCGTCCGTGAGCAAGCAGCCGACTTCAAACCTGCCCGATTGTTACCGCGTCCTGGCCGTGCAGGTCTGCGCGACTTGCGGACACGCGAAGCGAAGCCCCATGGCGCTCGGATGCTTTCTGGAAGGACTTTACCGGGGGCGGGTCGAGAACACGGGGCGATGTGCCCACTGGAAGGACCGCGTGAACCCGACATGACCGAGAAGCAACTACAGAACGAGATTGTCCGCGTCTTCGGCACGCGGCCCGACCTGCGTCTCTGGCGGCAGAACACGGGCGTTGCCGTCTACGCCGGTCGAGGGCCGGGCGATATCCGCCGAGTCCGCTTCGGCGTTCCCGGTCAGGCGGACCTAACGGGCATCCTGCCCGGCGGCGTCCGCTTGGAGATCGAGGTCAAGGGCCCCCACGGTCGGCAGTCCGACGACCAGCGGGCCTACCAGCAGATCATCGAGCGATTCGGCGGCGTCTACGTCCTGGCCTACAGTCTGGCCGATGTGTGGGCCGCCCTGAAACCCTATGGGATCAAGCAAGGGAGCACCCCATGAGTCTCGACTGGTACAACGATGTGCTGAAGTTCGTGAAGGCCGACGGCCGAGAAGTGCCCGAGGAATTGGGGTTCCCGGCCGAAAGCGAAATTGACGCCCGGATGGTGGCGATGAGCGGGGTGTTGGCGAACCTCCATTCGGCCGTCGAAGGTGATGATGTAGTAGAGGTCGCCGACGCGCTGACGCTGGTGGTCTTTGAGGCGATCAAGACGGCCGTTGCGTTTGGCGTTAATCTCCCGAGTGTGTGGGAGGCTATTCCGGTTGCCCGCGACCATCCCTGCGAGCCTCACCACCACTACGATGCCATCCGCAAGGCCCTCGGGATTCCCAAAATTCGACAGCGCGGAGAGGCCGACGCGGCGGCGAGTGTGCGGGTCACGGAAACCCCAGCCGACGGGAGCCCGGATGGCGACAGCGACGGATAATCCTCTCGTCGCCAACGTCGAGTACGCCTACCAGCAGTTCGGTTGGTCGTTCACGCCCTTGTCCGGCAAGCGGCCGACACTGAAGGGCTGGCAGAGCCGTCCCCGCGAGACGCGGGGTGAGGCGAAAGCCTGGGCCGCCAAGGGCAACGTCGGGCTGCGGACCGGCAAGGCAAGCGGCCTGATCGTCGTGGACGTGGACCCCGGCGGCAACGTGTCGGCCCTCGGCCTGCCCCGCACGGCGATGGTGAACACCGGCCGGGGCGGACTGCATGTTTATCTTCGCTGCGACGCGGCGATCCCCAACTCCGCCGGGAAGCTCGGCCCCCACATCGACGTTCGCGGCGACGGCGGGCAGGTCGTCTTCCCCGGCTCGATTCACCCGAAGACGGGCGTTCGCTACGAGTGGGCCGACGGCTGCGAGCCGTGGAACATCGAGATCGCCGAGTGCCCGCAGCGCATCATCGACCGGCTCACCCGCCAGGAACCCCGCCAGGAGGCGCCACAGCCTCGCAGAGACGCGAACGGCCCTCCGGCCACCCGGTACATCGAGACGGCGATACAACGGGAGACAGACGCCGTACGCACCGCGACGGAGGGCACGCGAAACCACGCGCTGAACAGCGCGGCGTTCAACCTCGGGACACTGGTCGGCGGGGGCTACGTCGAGCGGAAGCGCGTCGAGGCCGAACTGTCCGCTGCCGCGATCGACGCCGGGCTCGACGCGGGCGAGATCGCCGCGACGATCCGCAGCGGCGTCAACTCGGGGATGGAGCATCCTCGGAAAGTACAGATGCGCCCGAACCCGGCGGAGGCCCCGGCCAACGCCCCGGCCGGGCGGCGGAAGGACTTTACGCTCACGCCGGGCGCTCACCGCGACGATCGAGACAACTACACAGAGCAGTCTACCGCCTCGTTCGCCTGCGATGCCCTGGCCGGACTCCCAAAGGACCTTCTGTACCGGAAGGACTTCGTGGTCGGGCGGCTGCTCGGCGAGCCGGGCCGCCGCAAGTGGGTGGAGGTCCGGTCGAACGGTATGCAGATCACGGTGGATCAGCACCTTCGCCTCGGCAAGTGGGTCACGAAGAAGGCCACCGGCGAGCAGGTGATGGTCTACCAGCCCTGCCAGCGGGAATGGGGGAGCCTCGTGATCGCTCAGGCGGAGATGGCCCCTGCTGTCCGCGACCTTGACCTGATGGTCGGCTACCCGGTCTACGGGCCCGGGTGGAAGCGTATCGAGCCGGGCTACCACGACGGGCTGTACTACGATGAGCCGCCTGACCTCGTGGGCATCGAGCCGATCACCGACTGCGAAGTGATCCACAACGTCCTCTGTGATCTGGTGATCGACTTCCCCTTTGCCTCCGAGGCCGACCGGGAGAACTTCTTCGGCCTGATGCTCACGCCGATCATCGTCCCGGCGATCGACGGCAACCGGCCGCTGCACCTGATTACCGCCAGCCTGCCCCGGACGGGCAAGACCAAGCTGGCTGAGGAAGTCTGGGGCGGCGTGATCCTCGGCCGCCCGACAGCGGCGATGCAGGTCCCTGAACGTGAGGAAGAATGCGATAAGCGCATCCTCGCGCTGCTGATCCAGGGCGACACGTTGGTCCACCTGGACAATCTTCCCGGCTACCTGGACTCGCCCTCGCTGGCGAGCCTCCTGACGAGCGAGAAGTACAGCAGCCGGATGCTGGGCAAGAGCAAGAACATGGCCCTGCCCAACACGATGACAGTCGTGGCGAGCGGCAACAATATCCAGGCCACCGACGAGATGGTCCGGCGGATCGTCCCGATCGTCCTTCAGCCGACGACCGCCCATCCGGAGGACCGCCGGGACTACCACCACAAGGACCTCCGCCCGTACGTCCGGAAGGAGCGGCGGGGCATCCTGGCCTGCCTGCTGGGGCTGGTGGAAAACTGGCTCGGGGCGGGCAAGCCCGAACACCCGTCCCCGCTGGGCGGTTTCGAGGCGTGGTCGCGGGCCGTCGGCGGCATCCTGAAGGTCAACAGCTTCCGGGCGTGGCGGGGCAACGAGAAGGACTGGCGACGGGACACGGACCCGAAGGGATCGGAGATGGAGGCGTTCGTCGAGACGTGGCACGGGGCGTTTCACGGCGCCCCTTCGACGCCGAGCGAGCTTCTACAGTTGGCCCGCGAAGAAGACTTCTTCCCGGAGATCATGGCGAAGCCCAGCGAGGCCGGGCGGACCGTGACCTTTGGGCGGATGCTTAAGAAACACCGCGATCGGCCCGTCGGCCGGTTCATCATCCGACACGCCTGCGGATCGTCCAAGCGGGCGACCTACAGATTGGAGGCGGTGGCTGATGACACAAGATCGCGAGCCTGACGCGGGCGGGGAAGGAGAGTGAAATGGCCGACGACACAGCAAGCATAGCCGACGCCGACAAGGAGGCGGCGCTGGCAAAGTGTCTGGACAAGACCGGCGAAGCGGAGAAGGAGAAGACATGACCAACTTGACCACTGCACGGCAGATTCGAGACGCTATCGGCGAGGCAAAGAGCCACAAGCTCGCCGAGTACAACCGCCGAAACGATGCCGCCAGGATGGCTGGTGGCAACGTCGGAAAGATCGGAAATCTGCGCGTCGGCTTCCACTTGGACGGTGACGTGCTGAAGGTCCGGCTGGTGCTGGGCGACCGGGGGATCGACCTGGAACCCGAAGCGCTTCAGGCCCTC